GCCCGGGCGCCCGGTTGGGGCGCCCGGCTGGGCCATTCGCCCAGAACCCTCTCCAGCCTGGCTTAGACTGGAACCCACCTACGCTTCAGAGCAAGGGCGTAGGGCCTTGGAGACTGCTTCAAGTGGTCCTCCGGGCGGTTCACCAGCTCCCTAAGCCAATCCCAGAATCCTTGCGATCTCTCGCGAGGAGGGAAAGACTCCAGAGTCAGCTTACCAATGAGAGGAGCACACTTCAGGAGAGCACCGTCGCCATCCAATGGGTCAGGTTGCTTCGGAGTCACGGGAACCCACAGATTCGCTTCGAGCCTGTGGAGAGTCCGGTGAAACCGACGGTTTGGAACGGCATCGCTGTGGTGCCACCAACCGATCCCAGCGCTTACTTCGGAGACCTGGGGCAAGGGCCCGAGGATTTTCTCCACGACCTCCCTGATGGCCGTGAAGGCGTTGAGGTACCCGTTTGAGTATAACGAGTTACCCGTCGCCACCAAAGAAACCAGCGCAGAAGCGTCGCCGTGATCTGATGGACAATCACATCGGAGATACGTCGGTGTGACGCAAACCCCGTCGTAATAATCCATGCCGCAAGACTCTCGGAACCTTCCGGTCCAAAAAGACTTGCTAGCATTGACCTTGAACCCGAAGGTCTCAAGATCGCAGCAGATCACTGGTGCCTCGTCACTAGGAACGATTAAATCGTCCCCGTAGACGTAGACGGATCTCCTCATCGCGAGGATATTCCGCCTTGTCGGAGCCAGCCCTGCGTGAACCAGTCGAGACGAGATGATAGAAATGAAAAATATCATCGCCTCGATTGGGAAGCAGAGGGCGGAGCCCATTGACGCGAACTTCTTGAGGAGAATTGTCTCCCCCCCAGGAAGAACAGCACGCGTCGTTCTACATGCCTTATAACTCTCCAGGAGATCCGGAAAGTCACAGAGCATCAGTTCAACGTGCGCCAGAGAGACTCGGTCGCTGGCTTCTGACATATCCAAAGTGGCGAGTTTGCCATCAATGGACGCGTCTCGAGCCAAAACCTGATTCACCCTCTGATCACGAAAGTTAACGTGACCGGTGGTGTAGACCGCCTTCTCCAAGGCGGCCTCAAGTTCATCACCGAAGGCCTGTTGTGCATACTGCATGCACACGGGCTCAACAGCAATGACGCGAGGGCTCTTCTGCGTTTTGGGTACGAATACCACCCTGACGGGGGATTCGTCCTTGGGCTCAACGAGCGTCGGGGGCGTCAACTCCTCATCTGGATGCAACTCGGGTGAGAAGCGTCCATAGAGCAGCCAGTCGAAACCGGCTGCGGCGAGGCGTTTGTGCCACCGACGGAAGACGAATTTCTGGTTACCCAGAATTCGCTCCTGAGTCGTACCAGGTCCGTGACTTGGGGCAAGAGGGGCTTGATGGCCCTCGAGCCTCAACGATCCCACGATTTCTCGCGAGACTGCGCGGAAGACCCGCGCGAAGTCACTGTCGAGGTCTGGCGAGACGTTCTCGTCATCGCACCTAACGTAACCATCCACAGCATCCTGCAGCCGCTGTTTGGAACAGGGCCGCTGGATCTTCTTTCCGAAAAGGCAGATTTGCCTCACGAATCGAATGCAGTCTGTAGACGGCTTCGTCAGCAGCTCTCCTTGTTGGTCGAACACATTGGACAGCAGTCCCTGCAAGAATGCGGGAATTGCGGACCCTCGCTTCTTCTTGAAGGAAGCGAAGGCCTCGGGGCCAATCCGACCGTCAGCGAGGCTCCTTTCGAAGCTTTTGCAGAAAGCCGGGAGAGAGATAGTGATGAAACTGTCTCCCTCGCATTCGACCCTGGCTCGCAGCGTTTCAACGTCGCGAGTCAGGTCGGCACCGCTCATAGTCGCGCAATCTAGCACGACAGCCTCAAGGAGTTGTACAAGGCTTTTCACACCACCTCCCTAAGGAGACGAATGTTCCAGGTGTCTCCAGACACCACCATGCACGTACCCCCCAGTGGGGGGCGCTCCTGAGCACAACCGAGCCACTTTTATTTCAGCTCCCTCGGTTGCGATCGCGAACTAGCGAGACTGGTTAGGTCTCACCGTTCACGAGCTTCAGGATGTTAGCCGACGTCAGCCATCCAACGAGGGCGTTGCCCAAGTTCTGGAAGTCTGCCGGGGCCAACCCTGTCGTCGGTACATCCAACGTGAAGGTCGCCGTCATAGACGCCAGAACATTCTGGGTCGGGACGAGCGGGTCCGACGCGAAGGCATCGCGACGCAGTCGAACGACGAAGCGGCTTCGGTTCTTGAACTGGTGATTGATGACGAGGTCGTAAACCACGCCAGAATCATTCAGCCGGTACTCGCCAATATCGATTTTGGCGAGGGACTTGGCCACTGTCGCATACGTGACTGACTGGGGATCTGAAAACATTTCACGTCCTCGAGGGGTTACGGCTTGGGTGCCCGGGATAAACCCAGGGCAGCGAGAATACCCACCTGGCCGGCTGTCAAGTCGGCAAGAGAGGTACTCGGTCCGAAAGGATTGAAACCTCCAGCTCGGATCTTCCGCTCCTTTTTATAGGTAGTGGAGAACGAGTGATCACAACTGCCCCATTCACCACCATAAGGGTAGGTGTTTCCACCGATGGTGAACGTACCACTGTCGTGGCGGGCTTCGTGGGACGTCTGACACGTCGCTGTGACAGTAGTCACGTCGTGACGCATCGTGTACCCATATAGTTGTACGAGGTTGTTCACTGCTGTCGGGCTGACGGCGTCGAGGATCTCCCCGACATCCGACGTCCAATCAGCAAGCCAGGTCCAAGGCATAAGGTCCCATAATTGTCCTGGTGTCGGTAACAAGCCGAACAGGGCAGCCTTTGCCTGACCCTCCCACAACCAATCTGTCGGATCTGGGATCCAGTACCGGTAACCGGCACTGTACCAGACGTCGAGAGAATTGGTGGTTGTCACGGTGTAGGACGACCTCCCGTTGGAAAACCAATTGGGAGGAGCACCGTACACGTTCGCGAACGCAAACGAATAATTCGCCGACGTCTGCGACGTGCTCACGTCCTTTTCGAGGGTGGCCCGTCTGCGGATCGCGTGACCATTCTGGGCCACAAGCTTTTTAAGCGCGCGATCCCAGTTCTTCAGAGCCTCGTAGAGGTCCTGAAGGTCCTTAACAAACGGCTTCCAACCAAACACGATGTTGAGGTACTCAGAACCGAGATTCCGATAGTCCCCAATAACGCGCTTGATAGCGCCGGGCAGATCCTTGAGAGGTAGGACGGTGGGTATTCCCCACTTGTTCTTCCCCCCAAAAATCAACTTCCGCAATGGAAGTGACGGCAAACCATCTGTCGCCAGCTCTTTGCCAGCAACAAGGATGTTCGCCAACGGACGACCTGGTTTTGTGCGGTTGAAACCGCGCAAGCCATAATCGTTCGCTGAATTCAATGCGGCCTCTACAGGCGGCAAGGAATTCGGCCCAACGGTCATGGACGGGGTTCCAGCGACACCAATTGTGGTGCCGGACCAGTCGACCCCGTTAAGACGATAAGTCCCTCGTCGAGCGTTACGATTCGTGATCGACTCGTAATGCACGTACAAGGGACCGCCACCACTCCAGCGGCCGTTAGGCAGCCGGAAGTGGCCCTCGGAAGCGAGCAACCCTTGGAAGTCAATGTCCTGGACCGGGACCGGCGTTCCCTTTGAAGGGTCACCTGCTAAGGTGGTCTTCACGGTATACCGGACTCGGGGGACACGACTCATGTGGGAATCTCCTTTCGAGACGAGGTTGCGGCCTCTGAGCCGCTTGAGGCGCCCTAGGGCGCC